GTTTGGACGGGAATATATACTTAAAATAAAATTTTATGAAAAATTGGTTATATCAAAATAAAGCGGTAAATTTCTTAGAGGATTTACCTCAAGATGCTTTTGGTTTTATATACGTAACTACTCATATACCAAGTGGAATATCTTATATAGGTAAAAAATCACTTTACCATAACATTAAGAAAAAACTTACTAAAAAAGAATTAGCAGAGCAATCGGGTCCTGGGCGTAAATCAGCCACTAAAACTGTTTCAAAAGAATCTGATTGGAAAACTTACTATGGTTCTGCTAAACCAATATTAGGTTTATTAAAAGAAAATAAACATAAAGAATTTAAACGTGAAATATTAAAAGTAGTTAATACTAAAAAATTATTAACATACTATGAATGTAAATATTTATTTCATTATAATGTATTAGAACATCCTGTTGAATATTTTAACGATAATATTTTAGGTAAATTTTTCTCTAAAGATTTCTTATAATAGGCTTGGCTTATCAAAAAAGCTAACTTATATTATACGTTATGACTAATAATGCTCTACTATTCTTAATTGATTCTGTTTTAGGTAAAGGTAAATCTACATCTAAAGGTAATAGAGCATATCATTGTCCTGAATGCAAACATCATAAGTTAAAACTAGAAATTAACTTAAATGAAACATCACCTCATTTTCAATTTTACCAATGCTGGGTATGTGGATTTAAAGGTAAAAAATTAACTACTTTATTTAAAAAATTAGAAGTAGATTCTAGTAAAATCAACCAGTTAAGACTGTTAGTAAAAACTGACGGTAAACAAGTTGAAGTGATTGATGATAAGAGAGCAGAGTTACCTAAAGAGTTTATTTCACTTGTTAACCCACCTTTAAATAGTTTAACCGCTAAAAAAGCTATATCATATCTTAAAAATAGAGGTCTTATTAAAGAAGACATAATTAAGTATAATATGGGTTATTGTGAGTTTGGTACATTTTCTAATATGATTATTATTCCATCATATGATGCGAATGGAAATCTTAATTATTTTACCGCTAGAAACTTCGATAAAAACTCGTCTATTAAATATAAAAATCCTGACGTAACTAGAGATATCATTGGTTTAGAACACTTTATTAATTGGAATGTACCTATCATTTTATGTGAAGGTATGTTTGATGCTATTGCTATTAAACGTAACGCTATACCATTATTAGGTAAAACAATACAGAAGAATTTAATGAAACGTATTATCAACTCATCAGTTGAAAAAATATATATTGCCCTAGACAAAGATGCTATTAAACAAGCATTAAATTTTTGTGAAACACTAATGAACGAAGGTAAAGAGGTTTATTTAGTGAATCTTGAAGATAAAGATCCTAGTGAAATGGGATTTGAAAAATTTACTAATTTAATTCAAAACACTTTACCTCTAACATTCTCGAATTTACTCGAGAAAAAACTACAAAGAATATGATAGAAAAAAATGTAAATGTAAATAAAAAAAGTGTTACAAGACTAGTTAAAATTGATTCTGAATCTAAGCGTGTTAATATATTAGATAATAGATACTATAGTAGGAATGATAAATTATACCCATCAGTTACTAGTATATTACAGTACATGCCTAAAAATAAGTTTTTTGAAAATTGGCTTAAAGATGTAGGACATAACGCTGATATTATTGCTAAAAAAGCAGCAGATGAAGGAACACAGGTTCATGATGCTATTGAAAGATATTTAACAGGTGAAAAAATTATATGGATAGATGAGAATGGTTATTCTAAATATGCTTTAGAAGTATGGAAGATGATTTTAAAATTTCATGATTTTTGGACAACATATAAACCAACATTAATTGAAAGTGAAATCCATCTATTCTCAGATATATATGGTTATGCTGGTACTTGTGATTTAGTAGTAGAATTAAATGGTAAAAGATGGTTATTAGATATTAAAACATCAAATTCATTACATACTAGTCATGATTTACAATTAGCCGCTTATGCTCAAGCGTGGAATGAATTATATGAGGAAAAAATTGACCAAATAGGTATTATATGGTTAAAATCATCAAAACGTGGTGAAGATAAAAGTGGTAAAAAGATTCAAGGTAAAGGATGGGAATTATATGAACCTGAAAAATCAATTGAAGAAAATTTAAAATTATTTGGTTATATACATGAGTTATATAAATTAGACCACCCAGAGCCTAAAGCATCAAACGAACAGCTTCCCACAGAAGTTCAAATTGTTCCTACTGTTTAACATATTTATGACAAAAACATTTGATGGTATCTTTAATTGGTCTTTTAAAAGAAATATATTTAAATGAAGGAGGAAATGTATTTAAAAATACAGAATACGACACAGAAAATATATTATTAGCAAATATTGAACCTACAATTAAAAAATTTGTAGAAGATTTAGGTAAAGTTTTTCCAAATAAAAAGTCAACACTTAATTCATTAAATGATAAAAGTAATTGGTTAGGATCAACTGGTAATAAACCACAGTCTGGAGATGTTGATTTAGCATATTCATCTGAGTATCTTTTTAAAGATGGAAAAATAGATATAGAAGGATGGGGAGTGGATTCAAATGAATTTAATACTTTATATGAGAAATATAAAAAATCTTCTCGTACATCAACTGATGAAGTTATTCAAATTCGTGCTTTATTAGATCTTATAATTAATAAAGTTAATAATAGTAGTGATGATATGTTTGGTAGTAACAAAGCTACAAATGGAGGAACACTCCATTTTTCATATCCTCAATATTCTACATCTGGGGAAAAATTAGACTCTAGAGCCCAATTAGATATAGACACAGGAGATATGGATTGGTTAAAATTCAGATATAATTCTGAATTACCTAAAGATAATCCTGAAATTAAAGGTCTACATAGAGGACAATTAATGTTAGCTATGTTTGCGGCGTTAGGTTATACTTTTAAAAGTGGTAGAGGATTTGTACGTAAAGAAACTGGTGAAACTATTGCTGAAAAACCTCAAGAAGCTTTAGAAGTATTTAATCAAGAATATCAACCCGCTCAACAATTAACATTAGATATAATTAATAATTATGCTAAATTAATGGATTATATTAAAAATAATTTAAAACTTGAAGACCAGACTAAAACATTAGATATGTTTAAGGAAGCTTTAAAAAGAGCAGGAGCATATGTTCCTGATAATATTTAAATAAATATGAGTGGAGCAGCAGGCGGATCCCGTATCAAAAAAGAAGATTTAAAAGCCACAATTCGTGACTATAGAGATAATGTCTTAAAACCATTAGGTTTAGATGCTTCTTATAGTATCACTGGTGTTCGTTCTAGACCTGAAAAAAACGTTTTTGGAGATATAGATATTGTTATATCATTTCCTGAAGGTGATAAAAAAGAATTAAAACAACAATTAGCTAATTTTTTAACACAAAACAATCAAATACCTATTATCCCATCTAAAAATAAAAAATATTTTATACATGGTAATATTGTCTCCGTGTTATATCCTATAGTTGGTAAAGATGGAGAATATGTCCAAATAGATAATATAGTAACAGTATCTAAAGAGGAAGGTAAATTTACCTATAAAATGCTAGATCTTCCAGCTCAAGAACAAACATTAGCTATAGGATTATCTAAAGCAATATTCACTGAATTAGATGAAAAACAAATAGAAAATCTATTCAAAGATTTAGGTATTACAAATATTGAAAAACCAGGTGAAGGTGAAGAATATGATTTTAATTTAAATCCATCAGAATTAACTTTAAGAATTGTTCCTATAGGTAAAAATGATGGTAAACAAATATGGAAATCAAGTAAATTTGAAGACGTTAAAAAACTAATATCAGCATTAGGTATTGATATTGAAAAAGATAAATTTGATGATATTGTGCCTAAAATTAAAAAATTTAAAAATAGAAGATCTATAGATCGTCTTAAAGGAATGTTTGCTAAAAATATACGTGTTGGTGATGCTGAAAAAGAAATTGAAAAAGGTATTAAAAAACAACAAGCATTAGATACAATAGCTTCTTTAGAAGAAAAATATAATCCTTTAGTAGTGGATTTAGTTAAATCCTTTATTTTAGAAGAAAAAACTTCACAAACTATAGCTTTAATGCCTGGTGCTTTTAAGCCTCCTCACAGAGATCACCTAAAAAGAATTAATGCCGCCGCAGCAAATTCTGATAAAGCTATTATATTAATTTCTCCATTAGACAGAGTAAAAGAAGGTGAAACCCCTATATCTGCTAAACAATCTTTAGCAATTTGGCAATTATACAAAGATAAAGGGATACTAGCTCCAAATGTTGAGTTTAAAATTACATCAGATAATGCTCCTGTAAAAACAGCTTATGATATTTCTTCTGCTGATCCAAATAATCAATATATTGGAGTGTATGGAAAAGATGATATTGCTAGATGGAAAAATTTACCTAATGAAAAGTATCCAAATTTAACAGCTAGTGATTTTGATATTATAGCTAATTTAAGTGCTAGTGGATTAAGAAAAGCTCTAATTACCAACCAAGATATTACTCCATGGCTTCCAGATAATATAACTCCTGAAGAATATAAAGCAGCTCTAGGATTAAATACTAATGAAGAAATGTCTCAAGCTGATCTTAAATCAATTGAAACTTATGCTGATAAAGAATTAGCACCAAATGATATTGATTTT